ACCGCACCTATAACGCGGTCGTCGGTGTTGTCGAGAACCTTGTGAATACCGTGATCAACGGTGTGAATAAGATGCGCAGCGCAGTCGGAATGGATCTGCTGGAGACAGTCAAGTTCGATCGGAAGCAAGTCGATACGAAGTTCTTCGAGACCTACGGTCAGAACATTGCGCAGTCCATTGACGACGGCTTCCAGATGCAAGGCGGGTTCATGGAGAAATGGGTGGATGGCGTCTTCACCCGTGCGCAGGAGATCGGCAAGCAACGCGCTGCGGCTCTGGGCAACCAGACCTGCGGGGATCTGAACCAAGCGATGGGCACCTTCAAGGCTCCTGGCCCTGATGGGAAGGAACTGGAGAAGCAGCGCAAGGAACTCGAGAAGCTCAAGAACGAACTGCGCAGCCTGTTGAACACCATCGCTCCGGTCGAAGGTGCGAAGCTGGAGATGGCCAAGGCCGAGGAGACGCTCAACAAGGCAGTGGCCAAGGGTCTGATAACCACACAGGCTCAGGCACGTTACCTCGAGCTTCTCAAGTTCCATTATCAGGACATCATCGACCCGCTGGGCAAGGTGAATCGAGAGATGGACGAACAGATCCGTCTGCTTGGCATGTCTTCGCGTGCTCGTCAGGTGGAATCCGAGTACATGAAGATCGAGAAGGATCTGCGCTCGCAGGGTATCACGCTCACGCAAGAGGAAACCGCTGCACTCCGCAGCAAGATCGAGATGCTGCAACGCCAGAACGAACTGGTGGCAGCTCAGGATTCCATGCTTGCGAACAGCGTCGAGCAGCGCCGCGCGTTCAACACGCAAATCGAAGCGATGAACAACCTGCTGGCCAACCCGAGCAGCGGATTCACTGCGGGCGATGCACAAGGACAGGTGATGGGCATGCTGGGCGGCATGGGTATCGACACCGCTGGGATGCAAGGCCAGATGCAGGCTCAGCTGGAGTTGATCCAGACGTACTATGCCCAGCTCGATATTCTGCGCCAGAATGACCTGATCAGCGAGCAGGACTACTCGAACGCCAAGGTCCAGTTGGCGCAGCGTGAGAACGAGTTGAAGACGCAGAACATGCGGACTTTCTTCTCCGGGCTTGCCAGCTTGCAGAGCTCCAACATCAAGGAGCTGGCGGCTATCGGTAAGGCTGCGGCAATCACCCAGGCGATCATGAACACCTACGAGGGCGCAACCAAGGCGCTGGCCCAGGGCGGTATCTACGGAGCGGCGATGGCTGCTGTCGTGGTGGCACAGGGTATGGCGCAGGTGGCAGCGATCCGCTCGCAGCAGACTCAGGGCTTTATGACTGGTGGTAACTTCACCGTCGGCGGTACTGGTGGAGCTGACTCGCAAATGGTAGCATTTAGGGCAACGCCCGGTGAGCAGGTACAGGTCAGCACGCCCACACAGGTTCGCAAAGGTACGGCAGCGCAGGGCCAAGGGGAACAGGCGGCTCAGCCTACTGTGGTCACCCCGAAGATCATCAACGTGCTGGATCCGGCAATCGTTGGAGATTACCTCGGCACCGACGAAGGCGAACAGTTGATCATGAACGTAGTGCAGCGCAATCAACGCGCGCTGGGCTACTGATAGGAGAATTTGATATGGCGTATTCCATTGGCACGCTTACCAAAGGCGGAGTGGACGATACACATCACCAGTTTCTTGCAGTTCTTCGGGACTTGTGTGGGGGATTCGGTGTTCTAGGAAGTATTGGCGGAACTCGAACAGGCACAGGCACGATCACAGGCGTCGAAGCGTCCCCGACATCCGTAACTGAGACATGGACGCTGACCTGTACTGCTGCCGCGACGAACGGAGGAACATTCTCCGTCGTCGGTTCTGTATCAGGCGCAAAAGCTGCTGCAACAGTTGGAACGCCTTATAACAATACCTTGCTGAGCTTCACCATCAACGACGGTGGAACGGACTTCGTTGTAGGGGACACATTCACGATTCCAGTCACTCAAGGGCAGCTCTCTGCTGAATCTCGCGCCTGGACTATTCTTCGATACGATACCGTCTCAGCAAATAGAGAGCTTATCATGAAGGCTCCGGGGCTAAGCGGTACGGAAGAAATCTTCTTAGGCGTCCGGACGTATCAAAATACGTCCGGAGATTATTACAATTTGCTTTTGGGAACTTTCACAGGTTATGTGTCTGGTAACAGTTTCGACGCCCAGCCCGGCGCTATGCTTTCAGGTGTTCCTGCTCATAACAATGCGATCACTTATTATGTATCTGTGAATGGACAGCGCCTCGTATTTATGCTGAAGGTCGGCACGCCAGTATATACCCACGGGTATCTCGGGAAGTTCTTCCCGTATGCACGGCCATCCGAATTCCCATATCCTGTCGTCTGTGCAGGCGTACTGGCGGGCGCTGCTGCCACAAGATTCTCTAGTACAGGCAACTATTTCCCATATCACGGCAAAACTGTCATCGCCAATACGAATTTCTATTTTCGTAGGCCGGACGGTGTGTGGTACGAACCAGCGATGTGGCCCTTTACTCACGGGGGCGTACCCGACGATCAAGGGACTCCGTATTGCCTTGCAGGCTCGGTTAGCTATAGTTGTCAGGTTCCTGCGAACGCTAAGTACCAGATAGAGCCTATCATTCTTCACGACCGCGCTACATCAAGCTCTTTGTCTAATAACATTTGGGGCGAATTGGACGGCGTCTATTTTGTCAGCGGTTTCAATAATACAGTGGAGAACGTTGTTCAGAACGGCGGAAGCTCTACTGTGGATCAAAATGGAATGACGCCCTTGCAGGCGGTTCAGGCCATCAAAGCTGTCGGCGGGAGAGCCTTCATCATGGGGCAAAATATCAACAGAACTTCTTGGCGCGACTATGTTGCCATCGAGATGTAAGGAGGAGACATGGCATTCATTGCGGGCACGGCCCCCAGCTTTTCGGATCTTCGCACAAACCTGATCGCGGGGTGCGTAGCGAACGGATGGTCTAACTCGGGAAATATCCTTTGGAAAGGCAACAGCTATTTTGAAATAACTGCTACCAGTATCTATCTCCAGATTTATGGTGGCACTGGTCAGAGCGGCGGTGTAATCTCCGGCAAGAGCCCTCATGGGGCAAGGCTGGGGGGCTCTTATATCACGTTCCCGATCTCGTATGATCTGCACATTCTCACCAATCCAGACGAAGTGTATCTGGTTGTCAATTATAACACGGACTCCTATCAGCAGATCTCGTTTGGAACCACGACAATCGATGGCGGCGGATATGGCCCTTGGTTCACTGGCGCACATAGCGCCGCGAACAACCCCAGCGATAATAATGGGATCAATATAGCCAATGAATTCTATACCATCTATTCGTATTGTTTCGCGAACATTTCCACGAATGGTTTAGGCTTGTTTAACTATGCCGTTTGGACGGGAGAAGTAGCTGCCTCGTTCGTCTATACGACTGCGAATGGAACTCCAGGATGGTATGGTTACAACAGCGGAGCAACGTCAGCCCGATTGAGTAATAACGGCTCGGCGTCGTTAGTTGCGGCGCTTCTTAACTCTACCCCTGTCGGATTTAATAGCGGGTCTATCCTGCTTCCGATCAAGGCGACTCTTGATATGGGTTCGAACGGGCGCGCTGTAGTCGCAAGCCTCGCCCATGCTCGTTTCTGCAGAATTGACAATAACCTCCCGGGCGACGTTATCCCTTACGGTTCCGAACAGTGGAAACTCTATCCGTGGCTTCGTAAGAGCATGGCGTCGCGAGATGGTATCAATAACTCAACTGCAACACCTCCCAATCATTCCGGGACTCTAGGGTATGCGATTCGTTACACGGGGGCTTAAAGAATGGCTGCGATTTCTGGACAGATCGGACGATCCCCGACAGGGCAAGAAGCCAGCCCTTATCTAAGCAACGACCTTAATTCCTACGCCTGGCAATCGTACCAGACTACGCCATGGATCGCGGGCGCCGAGGTGAAGGCGGGCGGGTATTCTACATTCCGCACAATACACGGGGGACTCTGGGCGATTTCAGGCCAGGACAGTAAGGCGTTCTTCTGGGACTTCTACAATAGAATCCATGTTCAGCCTGGAACTATCACACTGGGCAACCTTACGTCTTCCCAGACTAGAAACGTGACGGTCTGGAATGCGTATGTCGTTTCTAAGCTACTCAGCTCAATTGCGTCTTCTGGGACAGAAGGCCTCACCCTCACCCAGCCCCAAGTCCCGCCGACGTACTTTGCAGCGATGGAAGAAAGGACTTACCAGCTCAATATCAGCACAAACGGCCCGCCCATTGTTGATGCAATCTATGTCTTTAGTTTTCCAGGGGAGTCGCCGAAGCTACTCGTCACAGGACGCCGTGTGGTCATATGGCCTTTTGTGCCAGAGACCGGCTACGACGAGACAATGTCATGGAAAACAGATATTATTGACAGCTTCAACAACGAACAGCGTCTTGCACTCCGAGAAGCTCCGCGCCAGGCCTTTTCGCATAAGTTCATTCTAGACGAATCGCAATTTAGTCGAGCCAAAGCTATTAGCACGCAATGGGCCCATCGTGTGTATGGCATCGCGGTGTGGGCTGAGGTCACACCGCTAATGAACGGTCTTACCGCAGGCGCGACGTTCATTTCCTTTGATACTTCCAACGCAGACTATCGAGACAACGATCTTATCCTGCTATGGGTATCTGACACCCAGCTTGCAGCGCTGGAAATCACCACAGTGACGCCCACAGGTGTCAATCTGAAGCTACCGCTAGAAACGAACTGGCCCAAGTGTTATGTCGCTCCGTTGCGCTTTGCACGCACCTTCAGCGGTATCGAATACAAGCGCAGCTCGAACCGCTATATCACTGCGAGTGGTGTATTCGAAGTTACGCAGAACAAGGATCTTGGCGACAACGGCGCCTATCCGCTGTATCGGGGCAAGCCCGTCCTCACAGATCGTTCTGCTGTCGTTAGTGACCTCAGCGAACGTATTGCTCGCACAATCGACATCTTCGACAACGGGTCGGGCCCAATTCAAGTGGATACCGCGACGAATTGGGTGCGACACATGCAGACAATCGGGTTCATCAAGAATACCCGTGCGGGCATCTGGGCGCTCCGCAAGTGGATTCATGCACGCCGGGGCAAGCAACGCGCGTTCTGGCTGCCGTCTTGGAACACGGATCTTGTAATCCAGGTTGATGTCATCAACACTTCGAACGTCCTTGTAGTGTCACCTATTGGGTATCCTCTCTATTACGGGGTCAAGGATATCATGGTTCATCTGAAGAACGGAACTAAAATCTTCGCTCGAATTCTGTCAGGCGGCACAAACACAGACGGAAATGAGATTCTAACGCTGTCTTCTCAGATTGGCACTTCGTTTGCTAAGACCGACGTGGATTTCGTATGCTTTATGTCGCATGTGAGGTTTGACGCAGATCAAATTGTGTTCAGTCACAAAGATGTGGGGCAGGTAGCCTCCACGATTGCAGTATCGGAGACTCCAGAATGACTTATGGCGCCTATGAAGATTCGTTAGAAACCGGAACTCCGATCGAGCTCTATGAATTTGTTCAGGGTCTTAAGCGGTGGAATTTTGTAAGCGGCACAACGGAGATCATTAAATCCGCTCGGACGTTTGAACCGTCTTCAGTAAAGCGTGACAGCGTGAAACAGACGACGGACACATTCAAGGACTCGATCAAGCTGGTGTTCCCGCGGGATGATGCGTTCGCTTCTCAGTACCTCGCATTTGCACCGGAAGACGTGACCACAGTGACGATCTATCGAGGCCACTACGGTGACCCCGATGCACAATTCATCGTCTATTGGAAGGGTCGTGTCGTAGGCGCGAAGACTAGCGGCAACCAGATTGAAGTTCAGTGCGAGTCCGTTTTCACTTCAATCAAGCGCCCGGGCTTGCGTGCGCGCTTCGAATACGGGTGCAGGCGCACGTTATACCTGAAGGGCTGCAACGTCAATCGCGAGCTCTACAAGCACGAGGGCTCTGTCCTGTCTATTTCGGCAGGGCTGGTCGTCACTGTAGTGGGTGCGGCATCTCGGCCTGACGGTTACTACACCGGAGGCATGCTTATCGCCCCTGACGGTAGCTCCCGCTTTCTTACTGCGCACACGGGTGACACTGTAACGATGGCGCGCCCGATGACGGGTCTAGTAGGGGGCGTCACTGTCGCAATCTATCCAGGCTGTGATCACTTGAAAGAAACCTGCAAGAACAAATTCAACAATCTGGACAACTTCGGCGGGTTCCCCTGGATCCCATCTAAGAATCCGTATAGCGGTTCGTCCATCGCTTAGGAGACCGATATGGCATGGGTTTATGCAATCGTGTTCATCGTCGCGCTGGTCGTCAGCTATGCGATGATGCCCAAGCCCGAGACCCGTCCTCCTGCTGGCCTGGATGAGATTCAGGCGCCTACAGCGGAGGTCGGCCGGGAAATTCCTGTGCTGTTCGGCACGCGAAAGATGGAGGGCCCGAACGTCGTCTGGTACGGAGACCTTCGCACCGTCCCTGTCAAGAAGAAGGGGGGCAAGAAGTGACAGAACAAGTTATTGTACGGATGGAGCACATGCGCACCCTCCGCTACTGCGCCCGCGGGGTCCGGGAGTTCTTTGCGCGCTACGGCCTGGACTACTCGGACTTCCTGCAGAATGGAGTTCCTGCGGAGACCTTGCTGGGGGCCTCTAACAACGATGCGATGGCCTTAGCGGCTGTGGAGGTGGCTCGTGGGCGGGAGTAGCAAAGCACAAACAGTCGGATATAAATATTATCTAGGCGTTCACATGGTATTCTGCCATGGGCCTATTGACAAGATCATAAAGATCGAGTTCGACGACAAGACGGCTTGGACTGGTGACGCCACGGGCGGTTCCATCACTGTAAGCGCTAACAACCTGTTCGGCGGTGAGGAACGGGAAGGGGGCGTGTCTGGCACGTTCGACATTGACATGGGCGGCAATACGCAGGCGCCTAACAGCTACCTCGTGAGCAAGCTGGGCGCACTGGTGCCCGGCTTCCGAGGTGTGGTCAGCGCTGTGCTTCGTCAGGTGTATCTGGGCATGAACCCATATCTGAAGCGCCCGTCGTTTTGGGGTCAGCGGATACTGGTGCGTCAGAACGGGATTGCCCAATGGTACATCACGAAGGCTGCCATTGGGCAAGACATGAACCCAGCGCACATTATTCGGGAATGCCTCACCGACCCCGATTGGGGCATGGGGTATCCCGAAGCGGACATTGACGACACAGCGTTTCAAGCTGCTGCCGATCAGATGTATGGCGAGGGCATGGGCATGTCCCTCCTGTGGGATCGGTCCGTCACGCTGGAAGAGTTTATTCAGGAAGTGCTGAAGCACATTGACGGTTCGCTGTTCGTGGATCGCACCTCAGGCAAGTTCGTTCTGAAGCTCGCGCGCGGCGGGTACGATGTGAATTCGTTGCTGGTGCTGGACGAGTCCTCCGTTGATAAGATTTCGGACTTCAAGCGCAACACCATAGGAGAGCTGATCAACTCGGTGACTGTTGTCTATTGGGACGCCAGCACAGGTAAGAACAACTCCGTCACGGTGCAGGACATCGCGCTTGCAGCGCAGCAGCAGTCCGTCGTGAGTACAACGCAACAGTTCCCAGGCTTCACGAATGGCACCATTGCAACGAAGGTGGCAGCACGGTCATTGAAGGCACTGTCAGTCCCGCTGGCAAGCGGAACCATCTACGCCAACCGCAAAGCGGCATCGCTGAACATCGGTGACGTCTTTGTGCTCAGCTGGCCTCGATACGGGATCAGCCAGCTTGTCATGCGGGTGGCGAACGTAGAGCTGGGCGCACTGGACAGCAACGTCGTCAAGATCAGTGCAGTGGAGGACGTGTTCGCACTGTCGAGCGCTATCTATGCACCTCCGCCCCCTAGTGGCTGGACTGACCCGAACAACGATCCAACGCCCTGCCCGTATCATTGCACCATCGAAGCGCCATTCTGGGAACTGTGCCAGCGCATGGGCGAGACTGCCGCACGTGACATCCCGACGACATCGGGCTTCGTTGTGGCCACAGGCGTGCGGCCTACCAGTGACGCGGGCAACGCTAAGCTCTACACGAACCCGACGAACACAGCCTACGAGGAAGCGGGAACGGTAGATTTCTGCCCGACAGCAGTTCTTGCCCTGGCTATTACGCCAAACCAGACGGTGATTCCGATCAGCGGCGGCATCGACCTGGACATCGTGAGGTTAAACACCTATGCAGTCATCGACAATGAGCTTGTCGTCGTCACTTCGATCAACAGCTCGTCAATGACTGTGGGGCGCGGGGTGCTGGATTCCGTGCCTGTGGCGCATGCGCTGGGCGCGCGAGTGTTCTTCCCTGACGTGTATTTTGAAACCGATTCTGTGGAATACGCTCAAGGCGAGACAGCGAGGATCAAGATTCTGCCGACTACATCTAAGGGTACGCTGGCCGTTGGCTCCGCACCAGAGCAAACGGTCACAATCCAAGCGCGCTCGTCCAAGCCTTACCCGCCACAGGGGCTCCGTATCAACACACAGGCATACCCCGACACCGTGCGCGGGGATCAGGATATCACTGTGGCATGGGCGCATCGGGACCGCTTGCAGCAGACCGCGACGCTCGTGGATACGGAAGCAGCAAGCATTGGCCCTGAAGCGAACACGACTTACACTTGCCGTCTGCTGACCGCTGCGGGCTCGGTACTGGTGACGCATGCGGGGCTGACTGGTGTGGTCACCGATACCTTCACGCTTGCAGAGATGGGGTCCAATTATGGCAGGCTGAGAATTCAACTGTGGGCTGTGCGGGATGGTATTCAAAGCCTTCAGATGCATGATTGGGAATTTACTCGGTCCGGTTATGGTGCCGGATATGGTTACTCTTATGGAGGCGCATAATGGCAGCATCTACTGAACCGCGAAGCGGTATGAACTACGGCTGGACTCTTGGTGAGAATGGCTGGAACACTGGTATGGACTCGAACCTTCTGTGGCTGGGGCGCTTCGGCGTGCATCTGTCCGTCAAGGACCGCAACCTCGCGACACCTCCGGGCAGTCCGGCAGCGGGTGACACGTACATCGTCGCAGCTTCGCCTACTGGTGCATGGGCAGGGCAAGCGGGCAAGGTCGCAATCTGGTCGGGCTCTGCCTGGGTATTCGGCACGCCGAGAATTGGCTGGGTAGCCTACATAGAGGACGAAGAAAAGCTCAGCGCCTACAAGG